CGCGTGTGGCAAAGCCACGGGATAGAACAACGAAATCACCGTAGAAGATGCTGGTTGCATAGCCGTACTGGATGTTGTACATGCGGGTAGAACCTGCAAATACTTGACCTCCAATAAGGTTCTGCGGTAGCAAACCGTACGGCGCTGATACGACAGGATATGCCATAAAAACTCCTATTTATTTAAGACCGAGACCAAAACCGCCACGCGTTGAACTGGATTTTCGTTCCGAGAACAAGGGCATGCGCGGGTCATTCTGACGCAAGAAGCTATTGTCTACCGAATCCATCTGTTGCTGGGCTTGACCGTTGTAGTACTCAGCCATTGCTTCAACGTTCTCGGTTGGCTGTTTGCAAAGCATCAGCCCTCCGATTTCGATGTTGCCTGTCTTTTCGTTGCCAGTCAGCATCATTTCAGGGTAATCCACTGCCTTACACGGTTCCCATCCGTCACGCAATTTACGCGACACATTGGTAGGGTCAGATTGCCCTAGGATGTGTGTCGCAATCCAGCGGTGCGTCATACCGGGGATTGGGTCGGGGTCAGGCAGCGTACTGGAAGGTCGGTAGACCTTACGCACAGTTTTTTCACGAGAAACAAGGTCACGGGATTCACGAGTTGCCATAATATTAAGACTCCAATTTTGCTACTTGAGCAGCGTACTGCTGCGGGGTTAATCCAAACTTTTTAGCCAACGCAAGCGCTGACGGCGTAATCTGGATTTTCTTCGGCCCTGACGAACGGGTCGCTGGGGCTACCACGGATGCTGGACGCTGACTCCTTTCACTTTGGGTTCTCTCACTCTGGTTACCCCCGAATACTTCGGGAAACTTGCTTCTGACGTTCTTGTCAATCTGCGCGTAGTACTCATCACTTTGCGGGTCAATACCCGAGTTCACTAGCTTTTGGTGCAGCCCTAATGAATAGCTGGTTACTTCCTCAAACCCTTCAGAACCAAACCACTGGTTTTTTGCCTGCCAGCGCAGGGATTTTTGGTCAGGTTTATCCTGTTGGGCCACAGGTTGTTGCGTTTGTACACTATCGCTGTACGTTTGTAAAGGGGCGGGTTTGAAGCTTTTTGCCCGTTCCAAATTGAACTTGGCGTCGGTCATGGCCTCCTGAGCGGCAATGATGGCGTCGGTGTCGAAGGCTTCCTGCGCTTCTTTGAAGAGGCGACGGGCTTTCTCCATTTCTGCTTCCGCAGCGGACAGGCTGGAGGCAGCAATCTGTTTTGTGCCCTGCTCCACGTAGCCCTTGAGCTGCTTGTTTTCTTCCATCAATGCTTGCGCCAGCCGCTCCAGCTCCTGCTTTTCGCGCAGGGTGGACTCCTTGGCGCGGCGCTCGTCATGCCGCGCATGCGTCAATTTTTTGATGCGCTCTTGGACTTTGGAGCTGTAGTTCTCCAGCTCTTCGTCCGTGGGGTCTTCGACCGGCTCTTCCAATTTTTGACGACCCCGGTCTTGCTCCGGGGTATCGTCTACGATTTCGACTTCAATGTCGTTGTCGCCGCTTTCAATATCGACCGTTACGGTCTTCTCGGCTTCCAATTCGTCAGGAAATTTGAATTCAGACATGGGTGATTCCTCTCGGGTCTTGCACAACACCTTCAACTTGGTCGTCGTTGATTAGACGCATCTCGCGCCCGTACATCTTGAACCGCGTACCTGCGTACGTGCGGGTAAGTACGAAGTCGCCTTCCTTGCACCAAGGGCCTGTGGGGAACTTGGATTTGTCGGAGTAGGCATCGGGGCCAACCTTGACCACAAACAAAACCGCTGTGGTCAGCTCTTCCCGCTTCATCATGTCTTTCGGCTTGATGAGGTTCGTGCCTTGAATTTTTTCTTCAACTTCGGGCAAGAAGCACAACAGCTTGTACCCAGACGGGTCTGGTAGCTGCTTGGCTTTTTCCGTATCCGTCAGCGTCTCATCGGGGACTTCCGCTGTTTGGATGGGTTGGGGCATTTCAACCCCCGGAGGCAAGAGGATTTCACTCATTGTTGTCTTCAACTTTCTTCAGCAGGGCCAACAGGTAGGACTCTGCGGTGGCTAGGCCCTGAATCACCCCGCAAAGTTTTTGGTACTCTTCAAAAGAACGACAGGCCCCACCAGCCATGTCGTCCGCATAATTGTTCATGTCCATACGTATTTGTTCGCGCAATACGCGTGCGAAATCTTGAATCATTCTTCAGTCTCCGTTGGTTTGTTCTGCGCCATTTGCTGTGCCATCTGCTGTGCTCTGTGCTGCGCCTGTTGCTGGGCAATCTGTGCGCCGGTCTTCACGCCGTCCAACTGCATGCGGGCAGCAGCTTCTTCTTTGCGCATGTTGTTGGCATCTGCTTTAGCCGACGCTTCCAGCACCATGCGTTGTTTCTCCAGTTCCAGTTTTGCTTGTTCAATCGCAAAGTCCTGCTGCACCTTTTGCGCCTCCAACTGCAAGCTGCCCTGCTTGAGCTGCAACTCCTGCTGCTGCATCATCACCATCGGGTCTTGGGCCTGTTGCTGCGCTTGCTGCTGTTGCGCCTGTTGTTGGTTCACCTGCAACGCCTGCTGCGCGGCTTGCGCCATCATGCTTGACAACGCCTGCTCAATTTGTGGCGGCAACTCTTCGTCTTCAGGCGGCAGGGCCAAGCCCAACTGCGCCTCAATCTGCTTGCGATACTGGTAACCTGCGTGCTCGGCAACGTGCGCCATGAGGGCGGCTTGGATGACCGGGGCCTTGGGGTTCTGGCCAATGCTGGCTGCAATCATCGGGTCTTGCAGCATGGACATGTGCACCGCGATGTGTGCCTGATGGTCTTGGTTCAGGAACGCTTTAACCGGGTCTCCTTTGAGGACGGACATGTTCTCGGTCACCGGGTCGCGTGGCTTCTGGTCGTCCGGCAACGGCACAAGTTTGTCTGCGTTTTTGATGCCCAAAATCTCCAACATGTTGCGGTGCAACTGGGGCATGTTGTAAATGTCAGGCGCTGCCTGTGCCATCTGCATGACTGCTTGGTACTGGACAACCCGCTGGCTCATGGTAGCTGCGTTGGGGTCACTGACCGGAATCACGTCCACATGGTCGTAATCTTCTTGCTTAGCCGTTGCCCCACCCACGTCTGGTTGGTAGTCATACGCAGGCTCCGTGTAGTCGCGGATGATTGCCGCCAGCAGCCGCAGCTCCTGCTTGAACGTGTAGTGCAGCCGGGCTTGAACCGCCGACATAACCTTGAGCTGGCGCTCCAGCAATGCCAGCGTCGTGCCTACCGGTGCTTGTGCCGACATGTCACTAATCTGCATGTCCGCCGTGGATGCAAACCGACGGCCTTCCTCAACAATGTTGTTGAGCAGCGTGTACAGCACTTGGCTGGGTTCTTTGTAGGGAAGCGGCAGGATGTTGTCGCGCAGCGCACCGGAGCCGATGTCTACGTCGCGGAACTCGCCCGGCTGGATGGGTGTGTCATCTCCCTTGATACGCAGGCCACGGGACTTCAAGCCGCCGGGCAGGTTAGAGAGTGTGCCCGCATCCACCAACTGGCGCATGATGCTGGTAGCGCTCTTGGCAAACCCGCCAATGAGGTGGAAGAGACCAAAGCCGTACGCGCCGAAGCCGGGGATGTACTGATAGTGCACGAAGTGCTGGCGCTTCAGCTTGAGGGGGTCGTCCTCCAACCAGTTGCGGCGAATGGCCAGCACATCGTTGCTACCCTTAATCATGGTCACAACGTACGGCAGCGCGATGCCGGTCATGCCTTCCTTGTCTTCGTCCTCAAAGCCTGCAATGTCCAAGTCCACATGGACTTCATACACCGTGTACCGGTCGTCGTTGATGTCGCTGAAGCCGGTCTCTTTGTCCTTGGCCTGTCGGATGTCGCTCTTGTCTTTGTCTGTCTCGGGCAGCTCGATGTCGCGGTAGAACCCCGCTTTCTGAAGCTTGATGATTTCGTTCTCGGTCTTGCGCATGACGTGCGTGATGCGGTAGCACGTATCCAAGTCGGTTGTCCCGTACGGCAGGATGATGTCTTCTGCCGGGATGAACATGGAGACCTGACGCCCAAGGCTTGGGTCGTAGTAGACTTTTTTGAACGCCGAACCAGTGGCAGGCAAGCTCCACAGCATGCGTTCTTGCTCGGGCCGGAACTCGCGCATGACCTCGGTCAACTGGTAGTTCATGTCCGCTTCCACGCGGACGGCGGCTTCCTGTTTCTCCGGCGTCTCTTTACCAACAATTTTTGTACGTACAGGCCCTTGGGCGGGGAACATCTCCGTGATGGTCTCCGACTGAAAACGCACCACGGCCTCGGTAATCATGGGATGGAACACGCCGCTGGCCCCTTGCCACGGCTCCGTGCGGTCTTCATACTGCAAGCCCAACAGCTTGAGCCCCTCGGTATAGGCTTTCTCCCAGTCCTTGCGGCTGGCCTTGTCGTTGTCAATGTCGCTGGACAGGTCGCTTGCAAGGGCTTGCAAGTCCCCATCATCCATCAGGTCGGCCAAGTTTGCGCCGAAGTCGTCCTCGTTGTCGCCCGGACGGATAGAAATGTCCAGTTCGCCCGCGTGGATGTTGACCTCTTCCGGGTCAACAATCTCAATCTCAAGCGGCTCTTCGTTTTCAGCAAGCGCGTCTATGCCAAGCGGTGCTTGATATAACCCTTTGTCCACATTGGTAGCCATACTTATTTCTTTCAGTAGTATGCGGTTGCACGCCGCCTAAAAATCTTTGGCTCGTCCCGCTCATCAGAGTCCAGTGGGATAAAGCCGCCTTGTCGATAGCGCAGCAGGGCTTGGGTGGTCGTGTCCACGTAGTCGTCGTTCTCCCCCACCGGAAAAGCCGCGACCTCCTCAATCACCTCACGCGCCCAGCGCGAATCGGGAGCCCACACTTTACCTGATGTGAACAGGTCGGCCACCGCGTTGACCCGCACCATCTTGTCGTTGCCCCGGCTGGGGCTGAACTCTTGCACCGGTATGCCCATTTGGCGAAGCTCTTGGATGAGCGGGGCTCCAGCGGCTTTTTTCTCTACGATGAACGCATCGGGCTCCCACTCCTTGTAGTGCTTGAGGGCCACTTGCTTGAGTTCGGGAAAGGCCATGCGGTCTTTGAAGGCATCCAGCAGGATGATTTGGGGGGAGTCCCCCTCTTCTTCGTTGTAGAACACGCCCCACGTTGTGCAAGCGCTGTAGTCTGAGGTGGTCTTGGTCTCAAACGCCGTGTCCCAGCTCTGGAGGATGTACTCGCACTGCGGGGGGTCGTCTTTTGTCCAAATCCGCCAGTTCTTGCGGGAAATCAGCGCCGAATTGTCCAGTGTTGGCTGCTGCATGTACTGGGCGTTCCAGTACCGGGGGTCAATGCTGGCCTTGGTGGCTTTCAGGGACTCCAGCGTCCACTGCTCGGGCCAGAGGGACTTCTCCTGCGGCGTGTCTTCGTTCAGGATGGCTGGCAGCTCAATAATTTCCCACGGGATGGAGTCCGGGTTCTTGGTCTGGTACGTTATGAGGCGTCCGGTCAGGTCAAGCAGCGACCAGCGGGTCATCACGATGATGATTGCCCCTCCGGGCATCAGCCGTTGCAACGGCCCGGTCTGCATCCACGACCAAGCAGTGTCAAACGCAAGGCGGCTGTTGGCTTTTACGTCCTGTTCTGAGTGCGGGTCGTCGATTACGAACAGGTCAGCGCCGCGTCCGGCCAGTGCGCCCCCCACACCAGCCGCATAGTACTGTCCGCCCGCGCCGGTAGACCACTTCCCCGCTGCTTTTTGGTCGGCGGCGACCCGCGTATCTGGAAAAATGGCGTTGTAGTCCTCGCTGTCAATCAGGTTTCGTACCCGGCGACCGTAGTCTTCCGACAAACCTGCCGTATGGGTCGCCATGATGATTTTTTTGTCGGGGTATTTGCCTAAAAAATAGGCAGGAAACAGGTAGGAGCTAAATTCCGACTTGCCCATACGGGGCGCAATGTTGATGATGACGCGTTTTTTGCGCCCTTCAATCACGTCCGTGAAGATTTTGGCCAGTTTGCGGTGGTGTGCACCAATTTTGAAGCCCGGATAGACCGCTGTGGCAAAGCCCAGCATGTTGTGCTGCGCCGCAGCAAGCGACACGCGCTTTTCCCGCACCTCCAAATCGTTGAACAACTCCATTTTTTCTTGGAGCGTCATGGTCGGCAGCGCTTTCATCAGCGCTTCCAACTCTTTTTTGTTCAGCGATGTGAGGATGTCAGGTGTCATCAGAAAGAACTGCGTCTTGAATGTCCACCACGCCCATGAACCGATTGAGTTTTTCTTTGATGCGCTGCTCCAACTCGGTGTCGGTCAGCGGTTCTTTCTGGATTTCAATTTTTTCGGTGAACAACCCTACCTCGGTCACCTTGCCCAGTAGGCCAAGCGCCTTGAGGCGGATGTTTGCGTTGGGGTTTTGGGATTCTTCAACCAGTTTGGCAACGGTGTAGCCGCGGAGTTCCTTGGCTTGGTTGACAAACTCCCAGTCGTATGCAGTCAGCATACCCACTAAATGCTGCACCGCAGCAGGAGTCTTGACCTGTGCCAGCGCAGTGTGGGTGATTTCTTCCGGGGAGGCAGAGACAAGATTTGCAAACGTCTCTTGCGCGGCTTTGGTGTCAAGGGAGGTGGCCAGCTCGGTGCTGTCTACCGCGCCCATCTGCTTGAGCCAGTCGGTGGTGTGGATTTTGGCGTTGAGCAAAGCCGTGGGGTCAGCCTTCTTTGCCGCTTCCACTGGCCGTGGGCGGTTGGGTAAGACCTCAGGGTCAAAGTCAATCAGGTGTTCAAACATGCGTAGGTATTGTGACCTCGTTCTGCACAGTGTATACTACTTCTCGGTAGGTGTGCAACTCTTGTGCATTTGCTTCTCCCTTGGTAGGTAACACTACTTTGAATCCCCGGCCAAAAACCGGGGATTTTTTTTGAAATTTTTTGGGCATGCCTCTTTTTTAAGCAAGGGGGTGGGTCTGGAGGTTTGGGGGTCTGGAGGTTTGGGGGTTGGCCTTGGTTTGACGACGTAATTGTCTAAGATTTTACAAAGTACTGGGAGCGGGTGGGGAATAGTGTTTGGGGCAACGGCGCATCGTTCGCTCCATAAGGGGTGATACCCCCGTGGTGGGGGTCGCAGAGTGTCTACTAACCTGCATTATTTACACCCCTTATGGTAAAATACAGTTGTCGATGCGGTAGGGATTCCCTCTACAGCAGGCCGACTTATGTGTTGCACTGTGCAACACTTTCTTACTGGAGAAACCTATGTCGAAGTTCAACAAGACCGCACTGTTCACCGCCCTCGGTAAGTTCACCAACAACCGCGTGCAGTTCATTCAAGATGTATGCGATGCTGGCTACAAGACCTCGGAGCAGGCCCGCCCGCACATCATGGAATGGGTGGCCATGCAGATTAACGGCGTGGAAGCCGTGACACTCAAGACTGGGCGCGTGGTGTTCAAGGGTGACAAGACCGCGTGCAATTCCGCACGCAGTTCCCTGCGCGACTTTCTGCTGAATCTGGAAGGCACCACGCGCCGCAAGGCCGCGCCCAAGGCCGCACCGAAAGAGTCGGCCAAGGCCGCGCCGCTGACCAAGGCACAGCGCACCGCACTGGAGCTGGCCATCGCCGCTTTCGGTAGCAAAGCCAAGCTGTTGGCCGCGCTGAAGTAAATCTGTTGCACTGTGCAACGCTTTTCCGTGCAACACCCTGAGGGCGGGGGTTGTGCGGTGTTTCGTTCCCTGTCAATCCGCCGCCACTGTGCGGCTTTTCTTTTGGAGAATCCCTATGTCAAAATGGTCAATAGCCCGCAAGGGTATGCGCTTCATAAGCGCCCATAATAGCCGCGTACTGCGGCGCAAGGACGTGAAAGCCGCGCAGGCGGCTGTCACAACCGCATCACTCGCCAGCACGATGGCGGCGGTGGCCTACGGCCCCGCTAGCCCAGAGAGCATAACAGCTCGTGCCGCATACACGGCGGCGCGGGCCGCAAGAGCGGCCCTGTACCGGAAACACCAGTACCTGTCGCTCAGCGACAGAGCGCTCATCGCCATATTCGGAGCCTGAGCAGGGCTTTCTGCAAGCGTAGCGTGCTGCGCTTGCGGGGCAATCCTGCCCTTACCGGGACAACTTGTCCCACTTACCTTAACGGAGAATCCCTATGAAAACCCATATCGCCAACCGCCTTGGCGCGGGCAACCCTGCCCGCAGCACCTTGACCATATACCCGGTGGGGACATGGCGCAACGAGGAGACAAAGCGCGAAGCCGCGCAAGCCCTCTACTTCTACCAGTGCGGCGCTGACCGTTACACAGTGACTGTGTGGCGCAAGCCAAAAGCCAAAGTTTCTACACACTAGCATTATTTACAGGAAAATGCACCAAAAAAGTGCATTTTCAACCTATCCGGCGTATTTATAGCGTGGACACACTTTCGGACGCGCTAAGTTGTTGATTCATAACGAGTGTCAGCGCAGCACTCCACTATATATATATATTTATATAGATATAAAGATAAGTAAGTATGTATCTCTCCATATACCCACAAACTCCGGCGGCTTTGCTTGCCCTTGTTTCCTTTGGTGTTAGTTCATTTCCCAAAACACGGATTAACTGGAGTGCTGTAGCGCTTATCCTTACGAATCAACAACTTAGCGCGTCCATAACCGCGACCTCAAGCATTTTAACTTTGGATACCCCTCTAATGTCTACAGAAAAAGGTGTGCAGAATGTATAATAGCTCTGAAAGTGTTGCACAGTGCAACGCTAATGGAGACCCCCAATGCCCAAGCTACTGACCCGCAACCCCATGCAACGCCGCGTCGAAGAACACGCTGCCATCGTCCGCAACACCATGCGAAAGGTGAAAATAAAGGACACCGTACACAAAAACCTGTGGCGTGCGCTGGTGTACCCACTACGCCGTGAGCGTGCCAAGGTGCAGACCAGCGTGGACTATTACGCCGCCAACCCCAATGCTGACCAGTACCAGCGCGAAACCAACGAGGCATACCTTGCCCTGCTCGTGAAGATGGAGGAGAAGCTGGCCGCATGGCGCACGCTGTATGCAGACAAGACGCCCAAGCAGGTGGCCCTTGAGAAAGGCATGGACAACTACGGGGCGCACTGGTCTGACTGGGTTCCTGCCAACATCCGCGACCACTTCCTGATGGCGTACCAATACATAGACGCCACGCGCAAGCGTGGCAAGGCACGCACCCCGTTCGAGCGCACCCCTGCACCCAAGATACCGCCCAAGCCCAAACGCCCTCAACGGGTGTCAAAAGCCCCAAGTGGGACACGCTGTCCCACCCCCATCGAACAGCTACGCGACCGCATGAAGGCGCTCGATGACGCGATGCTACGAACCACAGACCCACACAGAAAGGAGGAACTACGACAGACCAGCATAGCCATGCGTACAGAGCAGGACGGGCTACGCAAGGAACGGTCACGCCGCAGGGCAGCCGCATACTACCTTGCACAGAAGGAGAAACACGCCGGGATAACAAAGAGAGTCAGGGAGAAACTAAAAGCGTTGCACGGTGCAACGCTTAATCAACCACATGGAGAAAGCAAATGAGAGATTTTATTGAGATTGGGTCTACACCCCATGACGAGGACTGCGCCCAAGTGGGCAGCGAGAACTACGCCAAGCGTGCCAAGCGCGAGTGCTGGCTGTTCATGGAGCAGATACGCAAGCACTACCCTGAGCCTGAGTGTGGGTATCTGACCATCAAAAGCCATCCGCACGACTTCGGCACTTACTACGAAGTGAGAGCGTGCTACGACGACGATGATGAGGAGTCCACCAAGTGGGCGTTTGATATTGAGGGCGATGCCAAGGGCGTGCTCTGCACATGGGACGCCGAGTTCCATCCCATCAACGATGTGTTGCAAGGAGAAAGCAGACCCGAGGACAGACCCAGCCCCACTTATGTGTCTGCGCGTGAGTCGGCGATTGATGCGCAAGCCGCCGAGTATGGTGACATGGACGATTGAAAGGAGAAAGCAAATGAAATTTGTACACCACCACACAGGGGAATGGCATCGCCCTAACGACTGGTCAACAGCACGCCGCTATCCATCGGATGCCTATGTGCATGAGTACGACTCCATCGCAAATATCGACAACGAGTTCGTGCGTAAGACATTTGTTTGGATGTTGGCAATAGGTGCGGTCGTAACTCAGTCTGGGTCAGATGTGTTTCAAATCAGACTGGGAGAAGCAAACACTTGAATGGAAACAAGGGTAGACGGTCTACCCCCAAACCGTGGTGACTGCGGCTCAGTCACACATAACCAAATGGAGAAAGTAAATGAAAGCAGACATCAAAGCCAAATGGGTAGCAGCACTACGCAGCGGCCAGTACGCGCAGACCGAGGGCGTACTGCGTAACGAAGAGGGGTATTGTTGCCTCGGCGTGTTGTGTGACCTGTACTCGCAAGAGATAGGCGTGGAGTGGTTCACGCAAAACAACGAGCACTTCACCATGCACGGCAACGACAATGTTCTGCCCTATGAGGTGCGGGTATGGGCAGACCTGCCCCATGAACACGGCAAGTACGTGGAGGTCATGGTAGATGAGGACGGAGCAACCGACCCACCCTACCCTGCACACCCATCGCTCACCGAACTCAACGACAGATGGGGCTACGACTTCAAGCAAATTGCTGAGGTCATTGAGGAGCAACTGTAAGGAACAAGTGGGACAACCTGTCTCACCAAACCGTGGTGACTGCGGCTCAGTCACACATAACCAAATGGAGAAAGCAAATGAGTGAGCATACATATAACGGGTTCGACACCATGAACTGGTTGGAGTCGTTGCAGCCTGTAATAGCGAAGCAGTTCGCGTGGCATGAGCGTGAGCAGTATCAGACAGGGTACGAGATGCATGACGCTGTTATTGCAGCGGTTACTGTAAGCCGTCCCGATAACTGCTATCGGCTTCTGCTGGAGTGGCCGCACATCGCTGACGACGACAAGCGGCAGATTGCCTATACGCGTGACGAGCGCATGGGCGAGGCCAACAGGCAGGTGATGACCAGCGTGGGCAAGTACTTGCGGCGGCACTTCCCCGAAATGAGCGACCACGTGTTGCGTGACATCGTGGCCCTGCATACGCCCAACGAGGTGGAGTTCAAGTTCCTGCGTACCACGGCGGAGATGGTGCACGCTGTGGATTATGGGCCGTATAGCTGTATGTGTGCTCGGTACACCAACAACTCCGAGCGTTGGTCTGACCCGGACAACCCGACCGAGGGGCATCACCCATACGAGGTGTACGACCCAGCGCTGGGCTGGCACATGGCCGTTGCGATGGAGGGCAAGCAAGTGACTGGCCGTGCGCTGTGTATCGACAAGGTGTATGTGCGTACCTACAAGAAGTGCGGTGAGCGTGACAGCACGACTGACGAGCGCCTCGATGCGTGGCTACAGGCGCAGGGCTACACCAAGGAGCGCAGTTGGGAGTACGGCACGCTGTTCAAACACATACCCTTGCATCGCCGCAGCGACATCGTGGCTCCATACATTGACGGCAACCAGTACTGCGTTGTCATTGACCCGCGTGGGTATCTGCGATTGGTTGACACGGATGACTTGGACGATGGCGATGAGTACTACGAGTGCCGCAACACCAGCGGCACACCGACCAAGGAGACAGTCAACAACAACACCGTACGATGCGAGGACTGCGACGAGTACACAGACGAGGACGATATTTGCGCTGTCGGGGTATCCGAAGACCGCAATGTCTGCTCATGCTGCCGCGACAACAACTGGACATTCGCGTACACCTACCGAGGCCGTGAGCGTTACATTCCTTCGGACAATGTCGTCTATGTGGACGGCAACTACTACGACACCGACTACCTGTCCGAGAACAACATCGTTGAGCTTGCCGATGGGGACTACGCGCGTCAGGATGAAGCCTGCTACATCGAGCGGCTTGACGAGTACCACCTGCGTGATAACTGCGTGCACTGTGAGCACAGCGACGAGTACGAGCTTTCCGATGACTGCAAACAGCTACACGATGGCGAGTATGCACACATGGATGACTGCTGGCAGTGTGAGCACAGCGGGGAGTGGTATCTCGACGAGGAGGGTATCCGCTACGAGACCGAGTGCGGCAAGACTGTGCATATCGACCATGCCGATGAGTACGCACCAACAACCGAAGGAGAATGATAGTGACCATCCTTTACAAGACCCTCAACAAAGCCCTGCACCTTGCGCGTCCGCACGGCTCGACCACGACTGAGCGCTACACCAAGTGGCTGCGCGGGCAACTACCTGCACACCTCGGCGCTGACCCTGCCCGTGTGTGGCGCGATGCGCTGGGCAACCTTCATGTGGACAACCGGGACGATATGTCCCACCGCTCTCTGTTCATCGCCCACGTGGACACCGTGCACCGAGTAGAGGGAAACAACCGCATACGGAAGACTGACACCAAGTGGTTCGCCGATGGTGCTGCGCTGGGTGCGGATGATGGCGTGGGTAATGCGCTGCTCATGCATATGCTGCACGCTGGTGTGCCGGGCTACTACATCTTCTCGCAGGGCGAGGAGTGCGGCGGGCTGGGGGCCAAGCACATTGCCAAGGCGTACCCTGACCTGCTCGTGCAGTTCGACCGCGCCATTGCCTTCGACCGCAAGGGTACGGACAGCGTCATCTCCCATCAGGGTTGGTCGCGTTGCTGCTCCGATGTGTTTGCACAGGCGTTGTCCGATGCACTCAATGACACAGATGCCACGATGGAGCTGATGTATTCGCCCGATGACACAGGTGTGTACACCGACACTGCCGAGTTCACTGACAGCATCCCTGAGTGCACCAACATCTCATGCGGGTATATGCACGAGCACACGCAGAAGGAGGAGCTAGACATTGGCCACTTCGACCGCCTTGCCGCTGCTGTGCTGCTCGTTGCGTGGGATGACCTGCCTGTGCACCGCGACCCCACAGTCAAGGAGTACAAGTCCTACGCTGGGTATGACAAGTGGGATGACTGGCGGGACAAGTGGTATCTCAACTACGACAAGCACGAAGGGCTTGATGTCAAGGACGGGAT